CCTGCTCGCCGCGACCTTCGTACAGGCTGGCGATCCGGAAGCGCATCGCGTCGCGGAGCTGGGCGGGGATTTCGCTGGCGACGCCATAGCCCACCGTGCAGCGCACCTTGACGGCGCCGAGCACGTCGCGGGTATCCGGCCAGTCGAGGCCATAGCCGGGGGCGATCACGCCGTGATGGTCGTCGCTCAGGTCTTGCTGAAACGCGGTGCCGGCCGGCGAGGCATCCGGGCCGGTGAGGGTCTGCAGTGCGCCGTTCGTGTCGATGTAGGCGATCGACGTGACGGACAGGGTGCGACCGAGCGGCAGCACGATCTCGCGCCGCGGCTTGAGCTTTGACGCAGGCGGGAATCGGTCCAGCACCACGTCGACGGTGCGCGAGATCAGCGCCCGGCGGGTGAACGATTCGCACCAGTCGCGCGCGCCGGCAATCAGCGCGGTGAGGGTGGCGTCTTCATCGGTGCCATCGATGCGCAGATAGGTGCGCATTTCGTCGACGGTCAAGGGTTCCGCGCTGGGCGCAGTGATGACGGTGATTCGCATGGCCGCAGGCTATGCAGCCAGCGCCGGACAGGCACGCCACAGCGCAGTCAGTCGTCGAGCAATTGCCCGATGGAGCGGCGCGGGAAGGCCTCGATGGCGCTGCCGGGAGAGCAGTTCAGCACCTCCACTCCGAGCGCCTGCAGGTCGGCGATGGCGGTCTGGTAAGCCGCTGCGAAAGCCGTATAGGGTGACGTGGTACGCAAGGGCGGCGGGTGGTCGCCGAACCAGTGCCGCTTGCCGTTGTTGGCGTGGCAGTCATAACCGATCAGCAGCACGCGCTTCGCGCCCAGGTGCGCGGCGATGTTCAGGAGCTGGAACCCGGAATGCCCACCTTCCCGTCCAGTGTGGATCCGGCCACCGTCGCGGGACATGCCGATGGCAGGCATCGCCGGCACATGCCACAAGCCCCACTTCGCGCAGGTCAGTTGATCCTGGCACCAGAGCAGCGACATGTGCGTGTCTCGCACCTGCTCGATGTGCGCCTCCCACCACTCGGGATCGGCGGCATAGAGTCCATCGATCCACGGCGCGATCCGGTAGGCGTCGTTACAGCCCAGCACGCGGGCGCGGCCCTCCATCCATGCGCGGTGGGCCGTGTTGATCTGGCCACGAGTGAGGCTCGGGCCGTTGGCGATCAGGATGATCGTTGAATCAGGGAACGCCCGAGGGATGGGCGCGCGAACCGCGACACGCTCTTGCGATGGCCGGTGGCGGTGCGGTTTGAGAGCTGGGTGCAAGGATCAGCCGCGCTTCTTCCGGGCCGGCTTTGCAGCCTCGCCGGTCTCTGGCGCGGAGACAGTCGCGGTCTCGTAGCCGGTGTCCTTGATGGGCTCGGCCTGGCCGCTCTCGATCAGCCGCAGGGCGCTGTCGTTGTCGAACTCGACGACATCACCAGCCGTGGCAGACCATCCCTGGCCGGCGATCGGTGTCAGCATTCGTACTTTCATTTGATCACCACGAAAAAGGCGGGCCGATAACGAACCGGCCCGCCAACATTATCGCAACAACATGAGCAAGGCACGAAATCAGGCGAGACGCAGATACTTGATCGGGTTGGTGCCCGCGTCGAGCAGCTTGCTGTCCGTCCGCATGAACATGTTGAAGCCCACCTGGCGGTTCGCTGCGTACAGTTCGCGGAGCACCACGAGCTGATAGCCGAGAACGTCGCGGATCTGGAACTTCGACAGATCACCGTATGCCATCACGCGCTGGGCAGTGGTCAGCGCCGAAGACATGGACTGGTCGATGATGAACTGATCACCGTCGATGGTGGCCGGCACCTTGTCGGCAACAGACGGCTGCCAGAGCGGGCGGCCATCACTGCCGACCAGAGCCTTCACCGCACGCAGTACCGTGTCATGCATCGCCCACTTGGCGTTCATCCGGTAAGCCGGATCCACCGAGTGCTTGAGGTCCAGCATTTCCTGATACGTGAACGCGGTTGCGGAGGCCGCCGTCTTGCCGAGCGTGGCAGCGGTGACGAAGCCATGCGGCTGGCTGGAGCCGGTGCCAGTGGCGTAGTAAGCCGCCGTGCCCCGACCGAGACGCTCACCGAGCAACCGGCCGAGCAGCGCACCGACATCGACGCCGGAGTCCTGCAGCAGTTCCAGCGACACGCGCACGATCTTCGAGCTGAAGGTGTACGCGCCGAAGGTCACGACGCCGAACGCGACATCCTGCTCGGTGTCTGCCGCGTTTTCAGCGACCAGCACGCCCGAGTTGGTGGTGTCGTTGACGGTCGGCCACGGCAGCGAACGGCCATCGCTCGACTGGATCACCGTCGCAGCGTTGCGGATACCGCTGAACTGCTTCAGGGCCACGTCGATGGTGTTGGCAAAGTCCTGCGGGACCATGTAGCCACCAGCGGACGGCGTGCCGATCGACTGGGCGCGGATTTCGTCGCTGTCAGAGTAGCGCGACTGCATGAGCGCCTGGTGATCCGGCTTCAGGCCACCGAGGCCACGACGCAGGAAGGCGTCGAACACCGCGCCCAGGTCGGCAGGCTCGGCCGGACGACCGGTGCGGGTGTAGTCGGTGCGCACTTCCTTGCCGCAGAACGTGACCAGGGAGCCGCGCTGCTCGGATTCGGCCTGGCGATCTTCCTTGCCGATCTCCACCGGGTTGCCGCGCTCGTCACGGATGAACTGACGGACGATCTGCTCCTCGCCAGCCAGCTTCGACTCGGCGAACTTGGCGCGGTCCAGCTCGCGTTCGAGCTTCTCGTGCTCGGTGCGCAGGTTGGTCCAGGTGTTTTCGTCTTCGGCGGTGAAGCCGCGATTCTCGGCCTTCGCCTTCGCATCCAGCTCGCGCATCTGCGTGGCAACACGCGCGAGGTTGTCCTTGATCACTTTGGTAGGCATGTTTCAAATCCTCGATAAGTTGAAAATGGTTCTTGCCACGCATCGCCGGGAGCAAGCCCGGTGCAGCGCCGCCTGTAGTAACTGCCGGCCGATAACCGGTGCTCGCTACGCAGTCAGTCGTCGCAGTTCCAGTGCCCGCAGCTCGGCAACGCGCCGCTGCGATTCCGCACGGAGATCACGCCCCTGCAGGTATTCCTGCAGCGTCCGTTTCGCACTGTCGGTGTCGGGATATGCCGGGAACGTCACGGGCGACACGTCGAACAACCGCGAAACGCGGGTGATCGTGCGGATCAGCACACCGTCTTCGGATTCGTCCCACTTGTCGCCGCCACGGGCGACGCGGAAGCCGAACGAGCTCTCGCGCACGTCGCCGCGCTCAAGGCTCACCAGCAGATCACGGCCGTACTGGGTGTCTGGCGGGTCAATCTCGTAGGTCAGACCGGCAGCATCCACGCCGATGCGGAGCGTGCCGGCACTCGACCGGCCGAGGATCAGCGAGCCGTCATGGTTGAACAGGGCGCGCACGTCATCACCCAGCACATCGTCGAATGCGCCAGGGGCGATGACCTCGCGGAAGCCGCCGAGGTTTTCGGACAGCTTGTCGAAGACCGCAGCATGGCCACGGATCAGTGGCGCCAGGCCTTCGCCTCGGCGCTCAACCGCCAGCGTGCCGGCATAGTGGCGAACCTCTCTCAACATCTGCAGATCCTCAGTAGTTCAGCCGGGCCTGTAGCGGCCCAGCGACTCAAGGTCGTTTCTAAGGGATCACCAGACATCAGGTCACGCCACCGCGCAGCCGCAATCTCTGCGGCCCGTTCCGGTGACACGCCCAGTGCGTTTCTGAGGTGGTCGCGGTAGTCGGTCTGGTAGTAGGCCTCTGCAGCAGCAATCGCGCCCTGGTCGTCCGTGTGGTTGGTACGCAGTGCACGCAGCCGCTTGGCCTCGCCCGTCAAGACCCGCCCCGCAGCGGCGATCGCGATACTGCGTGCCTGGTCGGTGTCGTCGTCCTTCGGTTCATCGCCCGCGGTGTCCTTCGGTTTTTCTTCTTTCGGTTCTTCTGGTGCCTGGGCAACTGCCACCGGCATCAGCGGTTCATCGAGACCTTCCAGCGGGTCCAGATCCTCGAGCTCGCGGGCCTCGTTGCGGGTCAGCCAGCCGGCCGAGATGCCGGCGGTGTAGAACGCGGACCGGCCGGCGTTGTCACCGCGCAGCAGTCCCTGCACCTTGAACTTGAAGAACAGCCGGCCCTGCTGGGATTCGTCGATCAGCGTGGCGTTGAGGGATGACTCGATGCGGGTCAGCCACGGCACCAGTGAGTGCTTCACGAATGCGAGATCGGAATGCTCGGCATTGCTCCAGGTGGCGCGGGTGAAGTCCTGCACCAGCGTGGGCGGCACCTTGAAGATCCGGCAGATCTCGGAGACCTGCAGGCCGCGCGTCTGCACGAACTGGGCATCGTCCGGGGAGACGCTGATCTGCTTGTAGTCCATGCCCTGCGACAGCACCGCAACCCGCTGGCGGTTCTCGCCGGAGTACGCCGCATCCCACTGCTGCCGGAGCTTCTCCGGGTCTGCAACCGTGCCGGGATGCGACAGCACGCCGCGTGGCTGCGCGCCGTTACCGAAGAACTGCGCGCTGAACTCCTGCGTGGCCAGTCCCCAGCCGATTGATTCGCGGTGCAGCCTGATCGGCGACCAGCCGGCCACGCCGTCATAGCTGATGCCCTGCACATGCAGCACCTGGTCGGTGGTCAGCAGGGCCATCGGGCCGGATACCGGGACGAACTCGAACAGCTTGCGGCCATTACGTATCACCGGCCGGATCTGCTGAGGATGTACGGGGATCAGCTCGGCCACCCGGTTGCGGGTCGTGCGGTTGATCAGGCTGTAGTGATTGCCCCACCCGGCCAGATGCGCCATGACCAGTTCGCGCCAGATGAAGCTGGTCTGGTCCGGGTTCGGTTGGTCGTGCAGGAGTCGGTATAGCGGGTGATCGACGGCCGGCTCACGACTGCGGCCCTTTTTCTCGTACAGCACCAGCGGCAGCGAGGCCACGGCCTCCGCCAGAACGCGGATGCAGGCATAGACGGTGGGCACCGCCAGCGCAGTGGTCTGGTCGACGGTCGCGCCAGCCTTCGTCGGCTGCCCGCCCAGCATCTCGTTGATGTACGCAGAGGAACTGAACCCGGCAGCACGGTGCTCGATGCCGAGCCAACGGCGCAGAAACGCCGCTAGCGATCCGCCGCGGGCGTCGCGTGACTCGTGGCCATTCGCCATGCTTGTAGTTCCTGCAGGTCGTCTGCAGGGATCATGGCAAGCATGGCGCGGCGCCTCACGCCATCACACCACCAGCAAGTCCCCGGTGTACGCCGGCACCTCCGGCACCGAGATCGCCCGGCCGAGCGCCATGATCGCCGCGACCACGCCGTCGATCTTGTTCGCGCTGGTCTCTTTCCTCGGGTAGATGTTCTCTTTCGCGTCCACGTGGCACACGACGTTGCTCACCATCCACTCGAACACCGGGTCACCATCGAAATGGAACCGGCCGGACTGCACCAGGGCGTCGAATTCCTTCATGGGCTGGCTGAAGTTCTGCACGGTGTTGCGGTACTCGACCATGATCGCGCCCGCTTCGGTCATTCGAGAGGCCAGTTGCGTGGCCTGCCATGGGTCATAGGCCACTTCCTGCACGTCGAAACGGCTGAAACAGTCGAGCAGATCGGTCTCGATCACCCCGAAATCGAGCACGAAACCGGGTGTGGTCGTGAGCCGGCCCTCGATTTCCCAGCCTGAATACTGCGAGTTTCGCGCCTCCTGCACCGCTGCTTCGGGCAAAAAGCTGCGCAGAAAGCCGTAGTAGTGCTTCTGGCCGTCGATTTCGCGCTCGAAAAGCAGGAATCTGGCGGCAATATCCGTCTTCGATGCCAGATCCAGCCCGATCCAGCACCGGCAACCACCGAAGTCATCGAGGCTGAGCTCAGGATCCACGCACGCGCGGAACTTCTGCATGTTCATCCAGGCTGAATCCGCGTTCACCCAGATGTTCAGGTGCTTGGTCTGAAAGTTGGCCTGAGCAGCCGGCAGCTCCATGGCTTTCGCGCAGAGCTGGGCCACCACCTCGGGCATGACCGACACGCCCCAGTTCGGGTTGGCCTTTCGCCACGTGGATTCGGCCGACCAGTCGTCGCCCTCGTCGACCGTGTAGATAATCCCGAACACCGAGTCATCCGACACCACGCCATCGAGCACGCGGGCGGTATATGTGCGGGTCTCGTAGCAGATCCCGGCCCGGTTCGAGCCAGCGGTGGTGATCACCCAGAGCAAAGACTGCGGGCGCTTGCCGGTGCCGGTCTCTAGCGCGTCATAGACATCGCGGGTGCGGTGCGCGTGGAGCTCGTCGACGATGGCCAGGTACACGTTGAGACCGTCGAGCGCGTTAGACTCGCTGGCTACGGGCTGAAAGGTCGAGGCCGTCGAGGCCTGGGCGATCGCGTGAGCCAGCACCTCCACCCCAAGCGCCGTGCACATCTCCGGCCGACGCCGGGCCATGTTCTGCGCCACCGAGAACACGATGCGCGCCTGGTCGCGGGTCACGGCTGCGCTGTAGACCTCGGCGCCACCCTCGTGATCAGCGAATCCGGCCTTCAGGCCGACGGCGGAGCTGAGCGCCGACTTCCCGTTGCCCCTGGGCACCTCGATATACACGCGCCGGAAGCGCCGATGATTCGTTCCACGGCGCAGCCAGCCGAACGCGACCACCAGAATGAAGCACTGCCACGGCTCCAGCCGGATGTTTTCGCCCGACAGCGGCCCCTTGATGTGCGGCAGCAGTTCGATAAACCGGCACCACTCGCCGGCCACGGTCTCGGAGAACTCGAAAGGCCCGCGCTTTTGCCACCGGGCAAGGTCGTCAACCTGCCGCTGGCACGCCAGCCGGACCCACTTGCAAGCCGGTATCCGCCCGGAGATCACCTCCGAGGCGTAGGCCATCGCCCGTATTACATGCGGATCAGTGAACCGCACCGCCGGACTTGGCCGGCGTGCTGGCTTTCTGCGGGGCGCCGAACGCGGCGAACGGGTTTTTGCTTTCTTCTGGCTTCGCGACATGAATTCGCGGCCGTGCGGCCGGCGAGAATCCCAACTGTTCCGCGCACCTGAGAATCAGGAGCGACATTTTCTGGAATGTGCGGATCGCCGGGTGCTCGGTCACGCCACCGGCCGGAGAATCAGCCAGGATGCCCTCGGTATTGATCACGTGCTGCGCCACGTTCTGCCCATCCACCGCCCGCACCCAGGTCAGGAACACCGAGCGGTCGAGGAGCTTCAGCAGCCCGGCCGGCGCCTGGCTGAGAGCCTCCCGCCAGATCTCGGCCTGAGCCGGAGACAGCCCTGCAGGTGGATCGAGCAGATCGCCATCGAGGCGCAGCTCCTGGGCGCGGTCGCGGTGCTTGGTGGCGTGCAGCGTGCCGTCTGTTTTATGCATCTGCGTGGGCTTCGGCTTCCTGCCTCTCATGCCCAATACCCCAAACCGACCAAAAACGGCAGCACGTGCGCGTGACTGACTGCTGCGGTCACGCCGTCACTGCAGAAGTTTATGCCCCCCGCCTGCCTCATATGCACGCCCACGCTGCATCATTTATTGCAGGCTGCATCCGTGGCGATTGCCCTGCCCTGTGCCCGGTGTGTGCGTGTCGCTCGTCTGGCGGGCTCCTACGTTCGACGCTTGGCCCGTCGCTGATCTGCTGCGGTCTTGCTCCTATGACACGCCCTGCATGTGGACTGCAGGTTGCACTCATCGAGCCTCTGCCCACCGTCCACCAGCGGGATGATGTGATCAACCTCGGTTGCTGCTGCCCCGTTGCACTTACGCCTGATCTGGCAGATGGGATGCCGAGCAAGGTGCCATAGGCGCAGGCGTCGCCAGTCGGCATCGTACCCACGCTGGCCTGCATTGGACCGTGTATCAATCCCACGCTCTGGTCGTGGTGCATACGGATGGCCAGCGCATCGAGGGAAGGTGCTCTCAGTCTTGCGCACCAGTACACCACAGCCAGGGTAAGTACAGGGCCGAGCAGGAACAAACGCCACATCAGGCAGCCTGCAGTGACAGTGCCGACTGGTTGTCGGTCAGTGACACGCTCAGCCCGGTGTAGGGCTGCAGGCGGAACAGCTTCACCCACTGATCCGGTGACAGCTTTGCGCAGACCTTGGCGGTGATATGCAGGCCGAACCCATCCACCACCGTCCAGCGGATCTTGGACAGGTCGGCAGCAGCGATCGTGACTTCATCCTTGCTCGATGAGCTGAGGCCTATCACCGCCTTGATGTTCTTGACCGGGAAGTCCACCGACTGCTGGCCGAAGTACGTCAGCCGCACCTTGCCATCGGTGGAGTACAGCGCATCGAACAGCTCGCCCACATGCAGGGCAGCCATGATCTCGGCCACCACGATGGCCCCCTCGACCTGGATGTCGAGCGGTATCTCACACACCCGCTCGACACTATCCTCGATCATGCGCAGCTTGCTCTTGATCTCGCCCAGCACGCCACGTCCGATTATCTGCAGCATCTGAATCACTCCTGTTTGGTTGCGTTGTCGACAATGCGTTGAATCTGGTTGGCCGCTTCACCGGTCCTGATCTGGGATGGCACGTACCGCAATACCCGCCAGCCTGATTCGGCTGCGGCGTTGTACTTGTCGCAGTCTTCCCTGAACCCCGCTGGCCGCTGATGCCGGCCCTGTACCCACTCACCGCCCTCCACCTCCACGGCCAGCTTCAGCGCACTGAACGAGAAGTCAAACCGCCAGCGACGGCCGATATGCTGGGCAAACTGATGCTCGCGCTCCCATCCAGTGATCCCCTTGAGCTTCAGGTGCGAGGCCAGCAGGTTCTCCCATCGCTCGCGCATGGCCTTGCGCCTGGCGCGGGTAGCTGCCGCTGCAGTGACGCCGGGCTTCATCCCTGCGGGTACTCCATCTTCAACAGAAGTTGCAGGTTGTGGATCGCCTTCAGGATGTCCTGCGAGCCGCCCTTGAAGCGGTGCCGGGTGACGTACTTGACGACGTTCGCCTCGCAGTAGCTCAACCCATTGCGCTGGCAGTATTCGATGGGCTGGATGGCAAGCGCCTTGTAGTGGTCGCCGCCGACCTGTTCACTGAAGGGATCAGCAGCGCGATCCGGGAGATCGCGCGTCGGCTCGACTTCAGCCTTCCCGACCACGATGTCCTTGAGGGTCTTCGGCTTCGTTGGCGGGATCGCCTTGCTCTTGCAGTCCGGGCAGGTGCGCTGAGCGTTGCCAGTCGGCACGTAGTCCTTGCCGCACTGGAAACAGCGGCGGGTCTTGCTGGCTTCCGGCTTTCGCGCAGCCGGCGCGGCGCCCTTCTTGATCAAGTACCGCGCCTGCTCGGCCTGTTTGGTGCCGTGATCCGCGCAGTATTTCCGCTGGGCCGCCGATGGCTCGAAGACCGTGGTGCAGCCGGGATGCTGGCAGGTCTTGCGCGTCTGGGCCGGCGCGTCTTCGTACTTCGGGAAACCGGGATCACCGGGCCGCAGGATCTTCACCGGGCCGGCGCCGTTGGTAGCCCTGCTGGACTGACCGGCCGACATATCCGAGTCTGGCAATCCGCTTCTCATCGACTGTCCCTCGTGGTTTTCTGGTCTTCACCGCGGCGCATCCGCGCGGTGTACTCGGTGAGCGATTCGCCGGTCAGCTTCTCGAATTCCTCAGCCCACTGCGCCCGGTTCGGCCAGGCGTTCCTCACCAGCATTCGCACTGCCAGGTGGTACCGACGCTCCTGGTCGTTGGCGCGGGTGTAGAACCGGGTGCATTCTGGGCAGGTAAACACCCCGCCCTTTTCCGGGGTGGCGGTCTGCTCTCTCATGCCGCCGCCCTCACGCTTTCATGCCCGATCATGTTTGCCCGCACCAGCGCCTCGGCCACCGCTGGCGCGACACTGTTGCCGCACATCCGTACTTGCGCGGTCTTGGTCAGCGGGACAATGCCGCCGTCGTCCATCAGCCCACGGTCGATGATGTATGTCTCCGGGAAGCTCTGCGCCCGGTACAGTTCGCGAGGCGTGAGCATCCGCATACCGATGTCGACGATTCGGTAGGGCTCGCCGTGGACGGTAACCAGCCCAAACCGGTCTTTTGTGGTGACCGTGTGCATTGGCTCGTTGACGCGGCATCCGTCCCGCTCGTTACCGTAGAACTTGACGAGGAAGGCCTGCACAAGAGCGTGATGGTCGACCGTGGTGATGGTGCTGATCGGTGATCCGAGCGGCCAGCCTGGCGTTTCGTTCCCGCCGTAGTGCTTGGCTAGAAATGCCGCGACCAGCGCGACATGTCCACTCCTCACGGCACCGCCGCCAACGATGAACGGCCGCGGATCATTGACCACGTACCGCATGACACCGCGCGCGACACGTCGCATGGTCGCCTCGGCCAGCGGCTTGGTCCGCTCAAAGATCGACGGGCACGGTATAGACCAGTCGATGCATTCAGCCGCAGTGCGCATGGGCTGGGCGCTCCGGCCGTGCGTGGCCTCCGGAAATACGATTTCCTCGCCATCACATCGAGCGATCACGAAGAGCCGCTTGCGGATGGTCGGGGCGCCGTAGTCGCAGGCGCGCAGCTCGCGCATGTCGATGCGGTAGCCCAGGTTCTCGATCTGCTTGTGCCAGCGACGGAAGGTCATCCCCCGCCGCTGCGGGCAGATCTTGCCGTCCGGCAGTAGCGGCCCCCAGTCGGCAAACTCCTCGACGTTCTCCAGCATCACGACCCGAGGGCGCACCGCCTGCATCCAGTACGGGATCAGCCAGGCAAGACCGCGGCGCCGTCGCGCCACGTCACGATCCCGGAACGGCTTTCCGCCACGCGCCTTGCTGTGGAACGTGCAGTCAGGGCTGAACCAGCCCAGATCCACCCGACGGCCGGCAGCCAGCCGGCGCGGATTCACGTCCCACACGCTGCTGTTCAGGTGGTCGGTGTGCGGATGGTTCGCCCGGTGCATGGCAATCGCCTCCGCATCGTGGTTGATGGCGTAGTCGATCGTCCGGCCAAGGGCCGCCTCGATGCCCGTGCTCGCACCACCACCACCGGCAAAGTTGTCGACGATGATGCCCCTCACGCCGCACCCCGCGCGCACCGCTCATACGCCGCAATCAGGTCGTTCTGCATCTCGAGCAGTTGCAGCTCGGTACCAAACCGGGCCTCGAATCCTGGACGGTCGTGCGCGAGACTGGGGCCGTAGACCCGGGTCGCTGCTGCGATCGTCAGTTGCGCGATATGCCCGGCAACCCGGGTGGTTGGTGGTTCTCCGGCGTGAAACCACGGGTGCAGGTAGATCGTCGCGTCATGCCCGATGCGCCGACCGCCGCTGAGCAGGTGGTGCACCTGGCCGGGTGTGCCGGGTCGCTGGAAGTACACCGAGCAGATCACGCAGCCGATTTCCTGCATCGCTGCAAACCGGGCGCGGTGCGCGGCGGTGATTTTCTCCGTCGGTCCCATCAGGCCACCGCCGCCTGA